ACTTGTTCGCGAAGGCGTAACAGTATTACAAGAAGTAGAAGACTTACAAACAGGTCTTAAAGAAACTGTAAAGGCAGTTGCAGAAGAATTAGATATTAAACCTGCTCTTATTAACAAAGCAATTAAAATTGCTAAGAATCGTGACTGGGATTCGCATGCGGATGCGCACGAAGATTTAGAAACACTTGTTGCTACGTTAGGCTACGACAAATAATGCAAAAAATACAAGAATTTTGGATAAACAGTTATCATTCAGATCGATTAGCATTTGGATTTGAACTTGTGAGCTTTGTGTTTACAGTAGCCGCAAGTTTATATCTTGCTATACATGCTGCTAATCCTGATATGCGATACGTTTATCCAGGATTCTTTATTGGTGCAGTAACACAAGTATATGCAAGTTGGCGTAGAGGAGCAGCATGGATTATGTTGCTCACGTTTTACTTTGCATGTGTAAACATATTCGGTTTTGGCCGAGCAGTATTATGGTGGTAAATGACTTATACTTATGAATGGAGTGACTTCGTAGGCAACGTTGGTGTTGTATTACTTGTCAGCACTTTTGCACTATTGCAGTTTGGTAAAATTGATGCGAAAGGATTTTGGTATAGTTTCAACAACATGACTGTTGCTGTACTATTAGGTGTAAACTTGTACTATAAACCAAACTTATCTAGTATTATTATTGAGATATTTTGGTTTTTCTTAAGTGCATACGGAATTTGGCAGTGGTATAAAACATGCAAACGTTCAAAGACAAAAACATCTTAAGGCATCCAGCTGTGAGTACAGTGTATCTCGATTATCCTGCACCTATTAAGCATACTACTCTTTTAAGATCTAAAGAAGACGATAAGAAAATTATCGATTTCTTTTTGAATTTAAAAGAACAAGGTGTACCTGATAGATTAAGCAATGTTACAGGTTGGAAAAGTGACTGGAAAAGTCATGTACTTTATCAAGATGTACTAGACGACCTATTTAGAGAAATAGTAGAGTTCCATAATAACTACTTCGTAGAGCCAAGAAATAGCGATGATGTGCCTGATTTTGTAAAACAGTCAGGCAATTATAACATAGATGCTGAATTATGGTTTGCGGAATATTTGCCAGGTGATAGTGCAGACGAACATAATCATACTTGGAGAAGTCGAAGTAGTTTTGTTTATTATTTAGACATAGAAGAAGGCGGCTCTCCTTTAACATTTGTTCAAAAACATTGGAGAAATCACGGTGCAATCGACACTGTTCGAGAAATTGATTTACAAGTGCATCAAGGAACACTAGTATTGTTTCCTAGTTTCTTAGATCATAAAGTTAAAGCAACCAATTCTAAGCGTTACCTTATAGCAGGTAACATAAATGATATTACATACATTGAATAATTCGCTCATAAGAGCATGTAGACGGTTAAGTTGGCCACAAAGCAACGAGGAGAAAATTAAATGCCATATGTAGACGCGATGTTTGATCGCGATCAAGATATTATCCGTGTCGTAGAACGACGCGAAGGTAAACGATTGTTTACAGAATACCCTGCAAAATATACATTTTATTATAAAGACCCTAAAGGCAAGTACAAGAGTGTGTACGGTGATCCTTTGAGTCGTATTGTGTGTAAGAACACCAAAGACTTTCGCAAAGAAGTTGCTATCAACAAAGACAAAGAATTGTTTGAAAGTGACATTAACCCAATCTTCCAAACACTTAGTGAGAACTATCTTAATCAAGACGCTCCAAAACTAAACATTGCTTTTTTCGATATTGAGACAGACTTTGATCCAGAGCGAGGCTTTGCCGATCCTAGCGATCCGTTCATGGGTATAACGTCTGTCTCCGTTTATTTGCAATGGTTAGAGACGATGGTGTGTCTTGCTGTTCCACCTAAGACACTTACTATGGAGCAAGCACAAAAAGAAGTAGAAGGATTAGAAGGTGTTGTGCTGTTTGAAAAAGAAGCAGACATGCTAAACACGTTCTTGGACTTGATACAAGATGCAGATATTTTAAGTGGTTGGAACAGTGAAGGCTACGATATTCCGTATACTGTAAATCGTGTAGCTCGTGTATTGAGTAAAGATGACACACGTAGATTCTGCTTGTGGGGTCAGTTGCCTAAGAAGCGTGAATATGAAAAGTACGGGAAGCAAGCAGTCACATTTGACTTAATAGGTCGTGTACATTTAGACAGTTTAGAACTATATCGCAAGTATACGTATGAAGAACGTCACTCATATCGACTAGATGCAATTGGTGAAATTGAAGTAGGTGAAAACAAGGTGCCATATGAAGGCACACTGGATCAGTTATATAACAATGACTTCCGTAAGTTTATTGAATATAACATTCAAGATACTGCACTACTAGACAAACTAGACAAGAAGCTACGCTTTATTGATCTAAGTAATTCAATTGCACACGAAAACACTGTGTTGCTACAGACTACAATGGGTGCTGTTGCTGTTACAGAACAGGGTATTATTAACGAAGCACACAATCGTGGATTACAAGTTCCCAATCGTCCGAAGCGTGATGACACAGAAAACACACAGGCAGCAGGTGCATATGTTGCATTTCCTAAGAAAGGCTTGCACAAGTGGATTGCTTCAATGGACTTGAACTCACTGTATCCATCAGTGATTCGTGCGCTAAACATGGCACCCGAAACTATTGTAGGACAGATACGTCCTGAAATTTCGGATGCCCGTGTACACGAAGATACTACACTGAAGAAAAAAAGTTTTGCAGGAAGTTGGGAAGGTAGATTTGCAACAGAAGAATACGAAGCCGTTATGGATCGACGTAAGGACATTGCACTTACGGTTGATTGGGAGGATGGTAGGTCGGATGTACTTTCGGGTGCAGAGATTTATCAACTTATATTCGACTCACATATGCCTTGGATGCTTAGTGCTAATGGCACTATATTTACAACTGAATTTGAAGGTGTAATTCCAGGCATCTTAAAACGTTGGTATGCTGAACGTAAAGAGATGCAAAAGAAACTAAAGAAAGCAAAGGATGCCGAAAACAAAGCAGAAATTGAATACTGGGATAAACGACAGTTGGTCAAGAAAATTAATCTTAACAGTTTATACGGTGCTATTCTTAATCCTGGGTGCCGTTTCTTTGATAAGCGTATTGGTCAGTCAACTACATTAACTGGTAGACAGATTGTTAAACATATGAGTGCAGAGGTGAATAACTGCATTACAGGCGAGTATGATCACGTAGGTAAAAGTGTTATCTACGGTGATACTGACTCTGTGTACTTTAGTGCATGGCCTGTGCTTAAAGATGAAATTGAAAGTGGTAAACTTGAGTGGACTCCTGAAAAAGCAATTGCACTATATGATCAGGTATGCGAACAAGCAAACACAACGTTTGAAAAATTTATGGCTCGTGCGTTTCATTGTCCTAAGACACGCTCAGACGTTATTGCAGCAGGTCGAGAGATTGTTGCTAGCTCAGGCTTGTACATCACTAAGAAGCGTTATGCGGCGCTTGTAATTGACAACGAAGGATTTAGAACAGATGTAGACGGTAAGCCAGGTAAAGTAAAAGCAATGGGCTTGGACTTGCGACGTTCAGATACTCCTGTGTTTATGCAGGATTTCTTGAAAGAACTACTGCTAATGGTACTTACAGATGTTCCGCAAAAGGAAGTGCTAGACCGTATTACCGAGTTTCGTAGAGAGTTCCAAGAGATGCCTGGTTGGGAGAAAGGTTCTCCCAAACGTGCAAACAAGATCGGACACTATCAACGTCTTGAGCAAAAGCAAGGCAAAGCAAACATGCCTGGACACGTTCGAGCAAGTATTAACTGGAATACACTAAAACGTATGAACAGTGACAAATACTCGCAAGAGATTGTAGATGGTATGAAGGTTATTGTGTGCAAACTAAAACAGAATCCACTAGGATACACAAGTGTTGCTTATCCTACAGATGAGCTTAGACTACCTGAATGGTTCAAAGAACTGCCATTTGATGATGCAGCAATGGCAGAAACAATTATTGATAACAAGCTAGACAACTTAATTGGTGTGCTAAACTATCCGCTAGAGGATACTAAACAGCATACTACATTTAACAGTTTGTTTGACTTTGGAGACTAATATGAAAATCGAACTTAAATTAGAGCTTGATACAGAGAAAGAATCGGATTTAGAATTAATTGAAGATGTATTGTATTACATTCAAGACATCAAAGAAATTTTAGAAACAAGACAACAAAACCTAAATAAACGTACTAACACAAAGAAAAAGGTACAACAATGAAGGTAGGGTTTACTTGTTCGACGTTTGATTTACTTCACGCAGGACACGTACAAATGTTGCGTGAAGCAAAAGAACACTGTGACTATTTAATCTGTGGATTACAAGTTGATCCTAGCGTTGATCGTGCAGACAAAAACGCTCCTATACAAACTATTGTAGAACGCTATACTCAACTAAAAGCAGTGGCATATGTAGACGAAATAATCCCGTATGGTACTGAAAAAGATCTAGAAGATATCTTGACAATGTATCATATTGATGTTAGAATATTAGGAGAGGAGTATAGAGACAAAGAGTTCACAGGCAAGGATATATGCCGTAAACGTGATATTGATCTATACTTCAACAAGAGAGACCATCGCTTTAGCTCAAGTGATTTGAGACGGCGAGTAGCAGAAAGGCAAGGCAATGACTGAAGGACCATTTAAAAGTGCATTTGATGCAGACACTAACGGCGTAGTACGTCGTGAGATTGTAACCTATCGTTTAAAGAACGGTATTATGGTGAAAGAAACAGCAGTGCGTGATTATTACGCAAGTGGTGATTACCACGACAGTCAAAACTCAATGCCACTAGTGGAGCGTTAAGATGCCACTACCTGAAGGAAGAAAAGCACTAACAGACCAAGATATGATTACCTTGCTACACAA